CGCTCGCTCTGCCGATAACGGTTATGTCGACCGCATGAAGACCGGTAAGTCAGACGCGGACGGCAATGTGGGTCGCATGAAGACCGCCAAATCCAGTGAGCAAGATCGCGATCGCATGCACACTGCCGAAAACGGCGAGCAAGACGTCGACCGCATGAAGACTGCCAAAGACTCTGAAATGGCAGCGGATGGCGCTGAGCGTTGGGCTGGTCAGTCTGACAACTACGAGCGTGTCAACAACATGGACCAGTACGACGTAGACGCTAAGAGCTACGGTGTCAACGCCCCGAAAGTTTCAGACGGTAACGACCCTTATGGTCGTGATGACGGCGCTACCAAGATGCCCACTGAGTCGGAAGAAATGCCTGATGACGAGATCTTCGCTGTGAAGACCGTTAATGTCATGTCCGACGGATCTATGCGTGTTATCCGTCAAAAGTCCTCCGATGCCCGTGCCAAATCGGTTGGCACCCACAACCTGCTGTATGCTGAGCCCCAAGCTGACGAAATGACCGGCGAAGACGGTGTTACAACCGCCCGCAAGTCAATGAAGGGTAGCAAGATGGTTGAGCACGCTGAGTATGAGACAGGCGACATCTCTGGCGAAGCTAACCTGGAAACCCTTCGCGAAGAAATCGGCGATGGCAAGAAGTCCAAGAATCGCCAGCTGACCCCTGGCGCTATGGATGACACTGACACTGCAGGTCAGATTGTTGGACCTGATGGAGCCTATGCTGAGTCCTACAAGGGTGAACCCAAAGCTAAGTCTAAGCAGCTGACTCCTGGCGCTATGGATAGTGTCGATGACGAGAACCAGGTGACTGGCCCCTCGGGTGTGTTCAAGGAAGCCTCTCTTGAGAGCCTCCGTGAAAACATTGGTGACGGCAAGAAGTCCAAGGCCAAGCAACTGACCCCAGGCGCTATGGACACCGTTAAGGACCCTGCTGAGATTTCGAAAAAGTCTGGCGGTGTCTACGCGGAAGAGCACGGTGAGAAGAAAGACCCCTACACCAAGACTGGATTCGGATCTACCTACGAAGAGGGTGAAGGCGACGACGGAGTTGATGAAGGAGAGGAGGACTACAATGAGCTGTCTGCCGACCACTCCAGCTGCGGCATGGACTACGGCATGGGCTCAATGGGCCAATCCAAAGCCATGGGGTTCCCTCAGCAAATGTACGAAGAGCTGCAGTCTCTGAAGCACAAATACGCCGAACTCGAGCGTCGCCACGCTGAAGAGAAGATGATGCATCGTCGTCGTCAGATGGCAAACTTCGTCGAGGCCCTGTACACCGAAGGTCGTTTAACAGACGGAATCATGCCCGAGCAAGAGCTGATTAGCTACTGCGAAGGTCTGGAGTTCGGAACTCTTGAGTTCTCAGAGGGAGAAACTGCTGCAACCAAGCTGCTGGGGCTCCTCAGCAAGCTGCCTCCGATGGTATCGTTTGGGGAAGTTGCAGGTGGGACTTTCCAGTATTCCGAGGAAGATCTGGATCCCCACGCAAAAGCACTCCAGATGGTTGAAGCTTCTGAGGGCAAGATGGATTACGTCGAAGCTCTGAAGAAGGCGATGTTCTCCTGAGGTTAGTATGGATCTCCTCTCGTTTGTTAGCATGGCAACCAAGCGCAGGGGAGATTACTTCGCCCAAGCTCGAACCCTTGCTCGAAAGTATAAAGAGCAGAACCGTCTGGAAGAACGGATGGCGGCAGAATCCACAGGGTTAGTGAAGGGACTAAGAGACAAGTTAATGAGGTGGGAAGAGTATGAGCGAGCGATGCTCGACAAAACACTCACCTCTGCCCTTGCCGCCGTCTATTTGGGTGCAAAAGAAAACAAACCAGATGAAAAGATGGAGAAAGCGTGGCCGACAATCGTCGGAGATATGCTACCTCCTTTAACAAAGTTCTTGGCAGAGACCAAGGAATATATCGACTCCGGCGTACTTCGCCTTGGCGATCAAACGCTTGATTTCGCGGATTACGATCTCCTTAGCGTCGTACCCGGAGCGATCGAACTCGATGCAGATGTTCTTGAAGGCGTCGACCCAAGTGAGGAAGGCACTCGAGAGGCCAGTCAGCAACGAGCACAAGGAAAAACATGGTTTTCTCTTGCCAAACGTGTTGCACGGTACTTAGCGACACCAATCTTTGCATTCTTTAGCCTCGGTGAGTACATGGTTGCTCAAGACCAAGGGTTTAAAGAGATGCGTCGTTTGTCTAAACAGGATAAGCGTTGCTGTATTGACTGCAAGAACTACGACGCCCAAGGGTGGACTCCTTTCGGAGAACTCCCGATGCCGGGAAAAGGTTGCCGCTGTTACGATCGCTGTCGATGTGTCGTAGAATACCGTTAATTCCTGGCAAGGGTAAAACTGGTTACGTCAACTAGGTGACAAAACAAGTCCTAGAGCAAACAAACCTAAACATTGAAGTCCCTTACTATAGGATAAAAACATGGCTACAAATGCCGCACCCGTGTACGGAAAACAGTATATCCGTTACGCAGAGACTTGGGAAGCCGCCGTCGACACCCAAGGTGGTGTTGTCGGTACCGTCGAAGTCGGCGAACTCCGTGCCGTTAGCTACGCTACCTGGGCTGGTCCCAACGTTGCCGCTGCCGGCGATGCTTTCACTGTGGCCCCTACCACAATTTGTGGTATCAACCAGGCCTACATGCCTTCCGCCCTGGCTCAGCCTTACACCGCTCGTCAGCTGACTGTGGCTACTTCCGGCCTTCTGCTGGTTGAAGTGGATCCCGCTTCTGCCGCAATCAACCTGAACACCCCCCTGCAGGTCAACCTGCTGGGTCAGGCTACCGCCGCCGGAACCGCTGTAACCCTGGACGGCACCACCCCGCTGATCCGCGAGAACGTAACCATCGGCGGTCGCCGTCTGGTGCTCGTTTCGTTCGCCTAATAGTTAACTTTGGCTGGGCATCCTTCGGTGTAAGCCCCAGCCCTGGTTGCAACCATTTGAAGACATTTTAATTTCGGAGACTCCCTCCCATGATGAACCTCCAGCAAACCTATGCTGGTGTAGATCCGATTCTGACTACACTGGCACAAGGTTTCATGTTGCCGGCGACAAATATCGCCAACTTTATTGCTCCTGTTGTAGATACCCCCACTCGTGCTGGCCGCATTCTGCGCTTTGGCAAAGAGCAGTTCGCCATCAACGACTTCCGTCGTGCATATGGCACCAATATCCCTTACGTGCAATCACGCTATGACTCGGAGCCTTATGCTCTTGAGCAAGAAGTGGTGGCTTGGGAACTGCCCGAAGAAGTCATCGAGAACGCTGGCGAAGGCCCCGCTCAGGTAGACCTGCGTGCGATTGAAACTCGCAACGCCATGAGCCGCCTGATGAACGCCTATGAGTACACCGTATCTCAGGCTGTTACCGTTTCCTCTACTTACAACCCCTACGAGCCGAACACCGGTGCTGGTGCTCAAGACGGTCTGGGCTTCACTACCTGGACAACCTTTAACACCGCTTACGGTGCCGCCTCCGGCCCCTCGGCTTGGTCATCCCTGACCTCCAACCCGATCGAAGACGTTCTGACTCTGAAGCGTTCCGTCGCTAACCAGATCGGTATCCGTCCGAACTCGATGGTTGTTGGTACTGCCGTATTTGACCAGCTGCTGACCAACCAGGCGATCCTTGAGCGTATCAAGTACACCACCGCCGACAGCATCGACACCGACATGCTTGCCCGCTACTTCGGTCTCGAGCGCGGTCTGCGCGTGGCTGAGGGTCGTTATCTGGCCACCGACGGTAGCCTGCAGCCCGTGTTCCCTGAGAACGGCATCCTGCTGTTCTACAGCCCGAACGGCCCTTCCGACTCCGTTATGCCTGCTGGTGGTGCTAACGCTGCTACCCCTGCTTTCGCTTACACCTACCAGCTGACCGGCACCCCTGCCGTTCGTCCTGAGTACTACATCCGTGAGCGTCGCGTTGTTCGCGCTGAGATCACTGTCGAGCGCGTTGTCAACCTGGTTGGCCTCGGTGCTACTGGTCTTATCGGTTCTGGCGCTATGGTCACCGACATTCTGTCCTGATCAGGACACTAAGGAGGTGTTATCATGGCTATTTTACGACCGTTAACCAAGTCGCAGTACGAGGTTTCCTTTACTGCTCTAGGTGGACCGACTTTCACAGCGGTTTTCACACAATTTAGTGGAATCAATGATTCCTCGGACAGCAGCACCTACGCTAACGGCACAGGCAACCGCCTGTTCCACGTGGTTGGCCCTCGCACGGCTGACAACGTCACCTTGACCGCCCCGTACGATCCGACGATCTTCAAGGCTCTCGAACAGTTCTGGCTTGATTACAACTGTAATCCCGTAACCATTACCGTCACCCCGCGCGATTGTTCTGGCCAAGGTTCCGCACCTGCGGGCGGTCAGTATATCTGCTACGAGTGTCAGTTTGTGAGCATCACTACTGCCGACGTCGATCGGGAGTCAGGTGATGTGCAGACGATCGAATGCGAGTATACAGTCAACTATTGGGAGCGCACCTGATTTACAGGTTCATTCCTCAACTCTCTGGACCCTGGCCTCGGCTGGGGTCTTTTTGTAGGTAGGGTAAAACCAGGTAACGTGGGATAGTTATCAGTCGTATGGCAAAAACGACATTTTCGAGCGGAGTTATCG